GGTGCAAGTCTTACCCCTGAAATCGTAGAAATTTTTACAGGAGTTCAAAATACAGGTATATTAACAATACCATTTACTTTTTTAAATGGGGATGTGTTAAGGATTGGATTTTCATTTAGTTATCAATCTTATGAAATATAAGATTTAAAGTGTTGTTTAATAATATCACCACAAATTTTGCTCAAAGAACCATGTTTTAAACTATGTTCTTTGAGCATTTTTTTATATTTAGGGTTTATGTAAAAACAAACCCTACATTGACCATTGTATAATTTTTCTTTATTCTCCATATATTTTACCGTGCTACAATATTAATTAAAATATTTTTTATTTGCAATATTGTTGCATGAATTATATCTATTGTATCAATCCTGAATCAAATACGCCTATAATGCTTATTAATAAAGAAATAGGCGGTTATGAAGGTGTGAGCGGTTCGCAATTCCAAAACGAACTTACAGCATTGGATCTAATGGGTAAAGAATCAATTGAAATTCATATAAATTCAACAGGGGGAGATGTTATAGAAGGATTTAGCATTTATTCAGCTATTGTAAACTGTAAAACGCCTGTAAATACGGTAAACGTTGGACTTTGTGCATCAACTGCGTCATGGTTATTTTTAGCAGGGAAAAAAACTACCATGATGGATTACGCATTGTTAATGGTGCACAATCCATACGGAGGAAATGGGAATAATCAAGTTTTGAGTTTATTTAAAAACTCTATTGTTAAAATGATTTGTAACCGTTGCGGAATGGAAGAAAAAGAAGTTTCTGAAATGATGGATAGCGAAACTTGGATGGATGCAAACACCGCCAAAACAATAAATTTATGTTCTGACATCAAGTCAGTAAAGATAAAGGCAAAGCCAACTTTAAGCAAGTCAATGAATGCTTACAGAGAAGCTTTCAATTTTGTAAATCAATTAATTAACCCCGTTCAAAACATGGACTATTCAAAAGTATGCAACAAACTCGGCATATTGGAAAACTCAAACGAGGATTCAATATTAAGAGCAATTGATTTTGCTTTAGAAAATTCTACCAAAAAAATTGAGGAGTTTGAAAACAAAGCTAATTCTTTAGCTTCTGAAAACGAAACTTTAAAAAATAAGTTGGTAGAGTTCGAAAATAAAGCAAAAGAACAAAGAGAAGTTTCTGCTAAGCAATTAGTAGAAAAATACTCAAACAAATTAACAGCGGAAAGTATTTCTATTTGGGAAAATAAAGCTGTTGAAGATTTCGAAGCAACTGAAATTTTATTAAAATCTATCCCTGTAAACAAGATAGGTGTTGATGTAGTTGAAGTTGTTGAAGAAGTAAAAAAAGAATTACCAACAAATGCATTTTATATGCTTAACCAATTAAAAAACAAATAATATGGCAATGACAATTTCAGATACTTCATACGCAGGTACCGTTGAAGCTGGTTTTATGATTACAAAGGCTACCTTTGGATTGAACACCGTTAAAAAAGGCGTTGTTTATGTTAAAGATGGCATTAAAAAAACACACAACATTCCAAATGTTGACATTACAAACGTATTGCAAACCTACGGTGCAACACCAACAAGTGCAGGTACATTCGTAGTAAACAAAGTTACTATCACACCTTCTAAAGCAATGGGATATGTAGAATTTAATCCAATTGATTTTCAAGACCATTTCTACGCTGAAGAGCAAAGCAAAACATTACTTGCAAGAGAATTACCTGTAACTGCTGAAAACGTAATGATGCAATTGTTTTTAAATCGTCAATTTGAAGCAATTGAAAAGGGTATGCACGTAGGCTCTTTAGGTTACACTACTGGATTAACAGGTACAGGCGCAAACTCTCAAATTAAATACTTTGATGGGTTTATCAGAAAAGCATTAGTAGCAGGTACTTATTTGCCAGTTGGTTCTCCAAGTGCTATTACTTCTTCAAATATTTTAGGCAAACTTGATGCAGCTATTGCATTGTTGCCTTTGGCTTTATTGTCTGACGATGCAAGATTTGAAAAAATCAAATTTATGCTATCTCCTTTAGATTGGCAAAAATTTGAAATTGCTTCTTTGGCTTTGACTAACAAAGGCCGTGACGTTAATGGCGTAACTATTCCTAACTATAGAGGTTTTGAAATTGTTACTTTAGCTGGTTTACCTGAATCTACATTCTATTTAACTAAAGCTACAGCAAACTTGGAATCAAACCTTTGGGTAGGAACTAACGCAGTTGAAGATTTGCAAATTGATTTGCAAAAATTACAAAACAATTCAAGTTTGTATTTCATGAAATCTCTTTTTGCTTTTGATGTTCAAATTGCAAAAATGGAAGAGTTTATTATGCACACTACTAAAGTTGTTGGTGATTTCGTAGCTTAATAAAATGAAAGAGGTTTTAATTGAGTTCACAACATTGACAGGGTTATATGTTGCTGAAAATGGAGATTGGTATTTTGAAGAACCAAAACACATTGAAACCAAATTCATAAAAAAAGCTGACATTTTAAAAACTAAATAAATAAAAAGGGTGGTTAAAAGCCACCTTTTTTTTTACTCTTAAAAACTTAAATAAAATGGCATTAAACAAAGTAGGCTTTACACTTGGGAAGGGCGGACTAGGCAGACCATCAGCAGGAACAGACCATATAAGCGGTTTTGTTTTTGGTGGGTTAGGTAGTCAAAAACTTTTCAGGGCGACATCAACGCAAGATGCGATTGATAACGGTATTAATATTACCTACGCTGACGAAACTAAAGCGACAGCAACAAGCACAATAACAAATATAGGTGTAGATGGTAACACTTATACATCAAGTGTAACATTACCAACAGGTGAAGTAGTAGTAATTGGCGAATATACTAAAGCAAGTACAGAAACTACCGTAACTTTAGTTGCTTCTGCCATCGTTGCTGACATTACAAAAAAATCTTACACAACAGGTTTTACAGCAATTAATACAGCAGGCGCAATTACTATAACAGCTAAACCAGGATTAGGAATCTACCTAAACGCAAGTGCTAAAATTACTATTACAATTGTAGGTACTATTGCACAAACTTTAGTTGATTTTAGTGGTGGTGTAGCTTCGGTATTAGCACCTATATACTATCACATTGCAGAGTTTTTCAGAGTAAATCCAACAGGTGTTTTATATTGTGGTGGTTTCGTTTCTTTAAATGCAGATTGTAGCGACATTTTAACACTTCAAAATTACGCAAATGGAGAATGCAAACAAGTATTGTTTTTCGAGCCTTTAGTAACATTTGCAACAAGTAAAGTAACGGCTTTACAAAGTATTGCAAACACTTTATTAACGGCTAAAACACCAACACAAATCATTTTAGCGAATAATTTAAACGGTGTTGCTTTGTCAGCTTTGACAAACTTAAATGCAATAGCTGGTTCTAGCGTTAGTGTGTGTATTGGGCAAGATGGCGGAGGTTTAGGTTTGACCCTTGCAAAAGGTAACGCCAAAAGTTTAACCTGTGCAGGCGCTATGCTTGGCGCTATTTCATTAGCAAATGTACAAGAAGACATTGCATGGGTAGGTAAATTCAATCTTTCGGATACAATTGAACTTGAAATATTAGCTTTTGCAAATGGCGTATTGTATAGCGACCAAACAAAAGTTTTACTAGATCAATTAAACGACTTTAGATTTGTTTTCTTGTTAAAACAAAGAGCAATATCAGGGAGTTATTTTAATGATTCCCATAATGCTTGTGTCGTTAGTTCTGACTATGCTTATATTGAGAATAACAGAGTAATAAACAAAGCTATTAGGTTCTTAGATGTAGCATTAACACCATATTTGAATTCTAATATAGACCTTAATAGTAACGGTACAATATCAGATTTAAGTATTGAAGTATTTACAAGTGCTTGCAATGTTGAACTTGAAAGTATGAAAAGAAATAATAACATTTCTGATTATTCTGTTTCAATTAATTCAGCGCAAAATGTACTTTCAACAGGTCTTTTAACAATTGGTGTTGTGTTGATTCCTAAAGGAGTTGCAAGAAATATAAACGTAAACATAGGCTTTGCCTTAAAACTTTAATTAAATGGCTACAAGTGTAATGAAAAACGGGATTAACTACTCTTGGAGTAATATCTCATGTATCCTTTTTGGTAATGTTGTAGTTGGTATTTCTAAACTAGAATACAACGAAAAACAAACCAAAGAAAACAACTACGGTTTTGGTGATAAGCCAATTTCAAGAGGGTATGGCAACTATGAATATAGCGGTTCTATGGAATTGTATTTGGATGAATGGAAAAAAATAATTTCAGCAAGCCCAGACCGTTCACCTCTTAATATTCCACCATTTGAAATCACTGTACTATTCGGAGGTTCTAGGGTTGTTTTTTCAAAAGATGTTTTACAGTATGTTGAATTTCTTGAGAATCCACTAGATGCTAATCAAGGAGATTCTAAATTGATGGTAAAAATACCTTTAATTATTGGGAATATTTCAAGATAACTTTTTGTTTGTCTAAGTGAAAATTGGTTATGCAACATTGTTGCATAACCTTTTTTTTTTATTATATTTGCGACATGACAAACTTAGAACTAAAAGAAAAATATCCTTTACTAGCCTACGTGATTGAGGTTGAAGGAAAGAAGCTTTATTTAAATAAAGTTAATCGCTATGTATTATCTCCTGTTATGGCAAAACTTGGACATGATCCTTTAATTGCATACGAAGAATTGATACAAGCTTTAGTAATTCGTGAAATTTCAGACATGGAAGTTTTGGAAGATGACGACCTGTTTTTAAGTGCCGTTACTCAAATTCAGCAAATTGTCGATTTAAAAAAAAGCACGATAACGAAATTATA